TGATATTAAAATTTTACTTGTGGGTAATGGGTTGGTCTGGTTCGATTAATACTTGGGCATGGCGTAAACAAGCTAAAATAATTAAAAATAAAAGATGAGACATTTGTTTGAAACTTGTATCGATGTCGGTAGTGGTTTGCTGCTATCAACACTAATACAATTATTTATTTTTCCATTCTTTGATATGTACCCAACAATTCTTGAAAGCTTTCATATAGCTGTAATCTTTACAGTAATTTCTATATGTCGAAGTTGGTTTTGGCGGACAATATTTGGTAAACGGAGAAAGGTTTCATGACATTTTATCATGGTTTAGGTATGTTTATATTTGGTATGGGTGCTTTTTTTGTTGGTGCTATTGCAGCTTATATTATAATTAATAAAGTAATGGAGGAAGATGAAAATAATAATGATAATTAGTTTTGTATTTTTAGTTGGATGTAGTGCGAAGTTTGATAGCTTTGATCCTACTACGACAGCTTTACGATGGATAATGACAAATGATGAATGATAAAGATATTCAGGAATACCATAACATAGGTAAACCTATAAAATTTAGTGATAAATACTCCTATGTTAAGGGTACACAAATCGATGACCACGGAACAAGGACCTATGATGTAAATGGTTCTAGACTTCCGTCAGTTACTACGATATTAGGGGCGACCAAAGATCAACAATTTTTAAAAGACTGGAAGGCCAAAGTTGGAGAAGCAGAAGCAGAACGAATTAAAAATCTTAGTAGTAGGAGGGGGACTTCCATGCACAAATTCCTCGAATCTTATGTTACAGGCGTTGGCTACGATGATCTTACAGAACTCGGACGGCAGGCGAGTCCCATGGCCCAAAAAGTTATTGAGATGGGTCTTGCACCGGTGGAAGAATATTACGGCTCGGAAGTCACGTTGTATTATCCTGGGCTATATGCTGGGTCTACTGACTTGGTTTGCTTACATAATGGGAAAGAATCTATTGTAGACTTTAAACAATCCAATAGACCTAAACGTAAAGAATGGATTGAAGATTACTATTTACAGATTGCTGCATATGCCATGGCTCACGACCATGTTCACGGGTCCGAGATCCGTCAAGGTGTGATTATGATGTGTACTCCTGACCTATATTATCAAGAATTTATAATCACGGACCATGAATTAAGGCAATATAAACATAAGTTTTTGAAGAGATTGGACATGTATCATGACCTAAAATTTGATGAGAAAGAACAACACAACACAGAAAAAGAAAACGAAGAATATCTAAAAGAGCTAGAAAGGAAGCTATAATGAATAAGAAATGGGATGTAGATGGTTATTATTTTGATGGCGAAAAGTCATGGATTATTTATGTAGACGAGGATGGAAAAACAGAAATAAAGGAGTGGAAAGATGAATGATGCACTTTTTAGAGCACTTTTTAAGAAGTATGAGGCAATAATTGAGGATTCTCTGTATAAAATCAATTCTTTCAATGAAAATAATATAATTATACCAGAACATATAGATATTACTGGTGAAATAGATAAATTGTTACAGATTATTGCAGAGTCAGAGGATAAATTGTCTATAATGAGGAAATATTATGGCAAAAAAGAGACAGATAAAACAATACTATAGTATTATTTTACAGATTTAAAAAAAATTTTTTTATTTCATGAAATAAAGTGTACTTTGTGTACTTTTGATAGTTTTTCAGCATAAAATATAGCGTTTTATGGGACAAATTATGGTACACTTTTTGTTTTTTGGTACACATTAATATGTACCAATACAAAATCGCTATCGCGCGCACGAACGATATTTTAAATAAAACAATCTGTGATATAAACCTATACATGCCTAGGAAAAGACGAAAAAGAATTGCAACTGAAAGTGCTCCCGAGATACCTTATCCGAGAGTCAGAGTGGAGTGGATCGATTGTGTCAGTGACTCTGGCTGGGCTACTGATAAAGAATTTGATAAGATGAAACTAGCAAGACCGGTTAATGAAGGTTGGTTATATTCTAAAGATGATAAGTCTATAAAGTTATTTGCATCATACGACAAAGATGAAGATGGTATTACTTTTGGGGATCGGACGATGATACCTCGTCAGTGGGTGAAGAAGATTCAGAAGTTATAACTTCACCTTCTATTTGTTTTGCATTAAGAAGTGGTTCGTAATCTTCTAAAATTTGTTTCATTTTATTTTCTAATTCTTTCTCTGATAAGTCTTCAAGCTTACCAGTTTTAATTATTTTTCTATCAATATATAATCCTGCAGCTTTTCCTCTATTAGCTTCCGCATTAACTGCCGATGAAAACGATCCTTTCTTTAATGCTGCCTCTCGTAATCTTGCAAGTTCTGCAACATGGCCTTCATAAGTTACTTCATGTTTTCTTAATCTTTCTTCTTTTAGCTCTCCGATATGTTTCACTACAAGCGGAGACAATCTTGGGTTGGTAAGCTCTGAACCTTCTTGTCTAGCTCTTTTTGGTGAATAACCTGCCTTAAGTGCTGCCTCTGTTTTTGTAACAGGACCATTTTCATCACCGAAAACCAGGAATTCTGCAAATCTTTGTTGCATTTCAGTTAATCTTTTTGGTACACCCATAAGTTGACAATTTAAGGTAACTCTCCTATAAAGTCAACAATGAAAGCATACGAAGGAATTAACTAATGTACGTTAAACATTTACAAGAATATTTAGATAAATTTACCGAAGGATCTAATGGTATGAGAGGTAATGCTGTAAGTAATGCTAGAATTTACATCATGACTTCTAAAGGTTATTTAGAGGAGATTAAAAGAATTGAAGTGCATGAAAGCAATAATCCAAAAGATACATCGATAAGGGTAGTTTTAAAACCTAATACAGAGGAAAAATTGATATTACCTCAAGGTTATATTAAAGATTATTAGGGGTGTAGGAGCAAAACACCCCCTAATAACTTTACTTTTTTTCCAAAGTAAATTTTTCTAAATTTGTAAGTCTTTTATTAATGATATGATTTAGTTCTTTTTGAGACTCAATAATATCTTTAAGATTATTAAAAGCTTTTAAAATCTCTTCATCTGTAAAAATTTTATTTTCTGTTTGCATTTTCCCTCCTTTCTAAACACACTCCCAACAATATTGGGGATTAATTTGACTTTGATTTTTATATAAAGTTGCATCACAATTCTTGGCTTTACATATTGTAACACCTTTCAACACATTCTTTTTTTCGATAGCAAGTAACTCATCAAAAGTTTCATTTCCTCGTAACTTGACACCATTGAAAGATTTTAATTGTTTTACTTTTTTATGATTTATTTTCATCTTTTCTCCTTTTTAGCTTTCATAAATGATTTGTGTAATTGTTCTTGTTTAAACAACTCTATATCTATTTGTCTAATTCTTATTATGGATATTAAAAACAAAATAAATCCAAATATTAATAAGAACAGACCAATATACAAGATTAAATTATAATCTATCATTTTATTTCCTTTCTTTTTGTTCTCTTGCATTTTCTAGTTTTGTAATTTTACTAGCTTGTTGCATCCAATATTCAATACAAGTATTTTTTATCGAACTATGTATTTGTTTTTCTTTTTTTCGATTGTTTTCATAACCCACAACTTTAATATGAGCATCCCACCAATTTTTTTTATTTTTTTTCATATCTTCCTCGCTTTCTTTTTTATTTTTATTTTTTCTATTTTAATTCCATAATAAGCATCTAATTGCTTACAAGTTGGTGTCCACTCTACAGATTTATATTTTTTATTTTGTGTCATTTATTCCTTTCTTTTTTTCTTTCTTTCTAACCTTAACTTATATTTAGTATGATACACTCCACCTACACAACTCAAGATATTTCTCAAGGTTTGTTCCATAAGCCATTTTACATTATCTTGAGTTAATAAGTTTTTTTTCATTTATAAAGACCCTCAAAAGATGATGGGTATTTTTTATCATTGTTAATTAGTTCTTTTAACTTTTCCATATTTATTTCACCATTTATAATGTCAGTAAGCCAAGCATCTGAACATTGTCCATCAAAATTATCAAAGAACTTTTTAACTTTTTCAAATGTTACTTTTTCATTTTTCATTTTTCATTCTCCTTTTTGTTTTTTTATCATATATAATCCCATAAATTATATTATCAAGCATTATTTTTAAACACCACCTGGAGTTGTGTCCATGAGCTTGGACACAACATCTTGTGTTTATTTTATTCTTTGTATTCTCATGTTGTCTTGTTCCCAAACATGACCAA